GTACAGGATTGACAAAACATCTAGAGGATCAAATGGGAGTCGATAAGTCTTTGGAGTTTACGCTAAATTCTATCGGGGCGGCTACTATGATGGTGAATAAGTACGCTACGGAATATCGTCGAGAGAATAAAGAATGATCCAGCTTAGATTCATTCAAGAAAATAACCCCGGCGGCTGGGCTGTAAGATTCTGGACTTGGTCTATGTGGTCTCATGTTGAGTTCCTTTATCCGACTGGTAAAACCCTGGGCTCGCGCCCTATCAAAGGCGTTCAAATACGCCCCCTTAACTACTGCAAGCCCTCTAGGTCTGTTGTCGGTACTATTAACTGCGATTCTGCCACCACCAACATAATTTTCTGTGCTGCTGAATCCCAAATCGGTAAACCCTACGATTACCTCGATATTCTTGGCATCGTCACTCACCAAGACTGGCAGGAAAAGAACGCCTGGATTTGCTCTAAATTCGTCCTCTGGGCTTGCCATCAAGGTGGCGTAGATTTATTAGACGCTGATAAGCTCAATCGCGTTAGCCCCCGCGACCTGGCTATGTCCCCCCTCATTAGATTGGGAGACATCGTAAGTGGTTAACTCAAGAGCCAAAGGCAACGAAGCGGAAAGAGCCGTTGTTAAAATCCTCTCTAGATACTTCCCCGGTAAGTTTGAGCGCAGAAGTATGGGGATTGCCGGTTGCGATATTGTCTGCCCTGAAGACTTCCTCTGGGCACCGGAAGTAAAGAACAACAAAATGGTTAGACTGAAGCACTTCTGGAAACCTACCCTCCAACTCACTACTTTCTGGGTGCAAACTAAAACTCAAGCCGCTGCTTTAGGTAAACTCCCGCTCCTTATAGTCAAGGCAGAAGGACTCTGGTTCTGCTGGGATAACATTCCTAACTCTTACGACTTTGCCCATAACGTATGGCTCTTTGAAGATTGGTGCGAAAACCATGCCAAATAGCGCTGATGATTTATCGGAAATAAAGAAACACCTACCTTCACCACAAGAGGAGATGAAAATTGCTCAGGAGTTTGAAGATCTTTTCCCTACAACTAATCGTGCTGGCGCTAAAGGTATTAGATCTGGCCTCGGTGTGCCTGCTATTCGCCCTCGTGGTCTTAAGGCTGCCTCTAGTTTTATCGATAAATACACTCCAGGAAAGTACAAAAGACCCAAACGACAATTTTCAGAACCTCTGCCGGATGCTCCAGCTAACCCGGTCAAACGCGAGCTTAAAGAAAAGCTCAAAATGATGCTCCCTCGTACCTTCTGCCCCGATTGCGGTAGAACCGATAGACCGCCTGAAGGTGGAGCAGTCAACGTCAACTGGTGCACAGAAGACACACCCGCTTTAGGTATGAAAGCCTTCGACTGCTATGTCTCTTTCTTCTGCCAAGAGTGCCTTGAAAAAGTCATCTCTAACCAGAAGAATCAAGACCCTGCTGACAACATTGTTGTCGATCATATCCACGGCTATACTAATGCTGATATGAAAGGCGCTCAGCGCCTCGTTAGAATTAAGGAGAACACTAATGCGTATATTAAGGCGAGGCTTGCCTCCGGGGATCATTCAATCTACCTCTCGGGCACAAGGGAGGGATAACGTCCTACCCTGCCGCCCCCCTGCTCAAATAAAAGTCGCCTATGAAGCTAACCCAGATAAAATAATCGAGGACTTGAAGAAAGCCGGTGGCGATATTATTCGCTTGCAAAACGAACTCGCTATCGGTCCCAATCGCTCCCAAGTCCTAACCGATATCCTCGATGTCCTAGAGCAACCCGGCAACGAGAAAATCAAGACTGAGTTTGAGCGCCTCTGCCGCCTTAATCAAAACGCCCTGTCAAGAACTTCTCAACAGTCTTTCTTGAAAGAACTTGCTGGGGAAACTAGCTGGTCGGAAAATAACCCCCACCGCATGAACATCATGGCTCGCGTCTGGCTGCAAAGCAACGGCAAGTCCAATAACAACGCACCCTCTAACGATGCCCTGGAAGCCGAAGCTATCGCTTTAGAACTTAAAGAGAAGATCAAAGAACAGTAATGCTACTATAGTTCTATTACTTTAGAACTATGGGTGACTGTTATTCCCGGCGTTAAGAGAACCATATCTACTCCCAGGCGCATAACCGCTGGCGTAAATGAAGTCAGACAGATAGCTTCTGACTACCCCGATGCCTTTATCCAGCAACGCATGAAGGTTGTTGACAAGGATTCTATTGCTGTCCCGTTCAGGTACAATTGGTCACAACGTCAAGTGTCTGAAAGGCTTGCCCAGCAAAAGAAAGAAAGGAAACCGGTACGCGCATATGTCCTTAAGTCAAGACAAGTCGGACTCTCCACTCAAATCGCTGCTCGCGGGTTTGTTAACACTTGGGCTAATGATAACTACGAGTCTCTTATCATCGCCCACCAAGAGATCCGCGCTCAAGAATTACTTGCTAGAACTAAGTTCTTCTATCAATCACTTCCTTCAGTCCTTCAACTCCCACTAGCTCAGGACTCCAAAGCCGGTATTAAGTTCGCCGATACTCGCGGCTCAATGACTATTGTCTCAGCTAAGAACATCCAAGCAGCTAGAGGTGGCACTAAACAGTTTGTTCTATTCTCAGAGTTCGCCTACTACCAAAAGCCCCTTCACATCCTGACTGAAATTGAGCAGCTAGTTGCTCGCAGCCCAAGAACAGAAATCATTATCGAAACTACAGGACACGGCCGCGGCTCTAGCGCTCATGACTTCTGGCTACAGTGCAAACTCGGCAGAGAAAACTACGAATGTATCTTCCTTCCCTGGCAAGATGACCCCGCCAATAATTATCAATTCATGTCTGATAAAGAAAGGGATTATAGTCTTCGCGCCGCCTTTGACTATGAACCTAAGCTAGAAGACAAGATGAAGCACTTCAATCTTAGCCCTGGTCAGACTTACTCCGGCTTCCTTATCCTAAAAGACCAATGCCACGGCGACTGGGAAAAGTTCTGCCAAGAGTACCCATGTGACGATGAGGAAGCGTGGCGCGCTACAGGCGAATGTTACTTCGGCGCTGAGAACTTGAATCTATTGCGCCCCCAAGACTTTCAATATGAGTACTTCGTCTTTGGCGCTCACGCTCCATTAGGTCAAGAGTTCTCCGACTTCAACGAACTAGATAAGGTAAACAAGGTGGATGAGAACGCCTCCCGCCCTTACTTTAAAGTCTGGCGAGAACCACAACCTGGTAGTCATTACCTGATAGGCTCAGACTCTGCCGAAGGGTTAGAAGATGGCAACTTCTCAAGCACCTTTGTCATGGACATGTATACATATGAAATGATGTGTGAGTTTCATGGCAGAGTAAGACCAGATGAACATGCATACGTGATAGCCTCTCTAGGTAATATCTACAATGCTGCCATTGCTGCTCCTGAGTACAATACCCCTGGCAATGCTACGCTACAAGAACTAAAGAAAATCTACCCCAATATCTACAGATGGAAGCACATAGATGACTTCAAGCCAAGAGTGTCTAATAAACTTGGCTGGCAAACCAACCCCACTACTCGCCCTCTTATGCTCGCCCTAGCCAAGAGGCTAGTAGAAGACTTGGCTCGCGGAAAATTATTCAACCCCGGCATAATTAAGTCCCAAGCTCTAGTCGATGAGATGAGAACCTTTGTCGTGCAAGAGCTAGACGGCAAAGCAGAAGCCGCTCCAGGCTGCCAGGACGATAGAGTTATGGCTTGGGCCATCTGCTGTATTGTAGCTTCTCAAGAGACATATGGCTCAACTAATGACATCTTGTCAATGTATAAGCAGAGGGATGATAACTTGCAATCACGCCAAGAGATTAGTTATACTAACCCGGTAAGTCCACAAGATGCTGTAGCAAGGTTGCTTGACGACCCTTCCGCTAGCTGGCTCAATGGCGATACAACTCTTTTATACGGGTGAAAACATGGCAACAAAAACTACTAAGACTAAGGAAGTCCCTACCCCAATGAGTCCTCAAGTCGAACTTGGGAACGTAAGCGTAGATGTGGATCTGGGTGAACTTAAATCCGCTACAGACCGCCTGAACCAAGTCCTTGCCTCCCTGCCCGTTGAAGAACTAGGAGACGGCACAGACCTTACTCAAGGCGGCACCCTTAAGTCCACTACCGTAGTTGTCAATCAGCCCAATATGCCCACCCAAGAAGTCCTTGGTTTCCAGATGGCACAAGCTGCTGCTACTGCTGCTAAGGCAACTGCCGGTCTTTCTTTAGACCCTAATATCGCTTCTGTTCTAGGCGCTTTACAAGAAGCTCCCCGGTATAGAGAGAAGAATAAAACTACTAATACTCAAGCCGTCATTAATAACCAGCTTGTCCAAATCCCAGCCTCCGTTAGAGACTTGCCAGGTAATCTGTATCTAGACAATAACAATAACTACGTGCGTGGCGAAGCTGACCAGATACTTAAAGGACTCTTTGGCGACTTATCTGGCTTGGTAAATCTGTGGGCTCATAAATGTGGCTTTGGACACAAACCTCTAGTCTGGGCAGGCAATACCATCTATAACTATGTAGAGCTTGACAAGAAAGTAGATTACACCTCACCTATTACTTATGACCGCCCAGTCTTTGAAGGCAAAGACAGTAAAGGTACTGAACCTGTTTCCTATACTCCATCTATTCCCTTTAACCCAGAAGTTGATGACGATGAAAATGGCATCTTGCTAACTACCCTTGACCGCTGGCTCTATCACCTTACTGTCCGTAATATGGTTAGGATTGGCAAAGAACAGAAGTTGAGCGTTGTAGAAGTCTTGCGTTGCATAATTGGACAGTATGATAGAGACCACAAGCCGAGGACTAATCCTGTTTTATGAAATTAGAAGAATTAGACAAAGCCTGTTTGATTAAGATGGTTGAATATCTACATTCTCTGATTGAAATTACAGGGCAGAAAGCATTTGTATTTCCTGATGCTTCACGAATTCCTTGTAAAGAACTGGAGGCATGGCAACCAACCAATGCTTTAGTAACTTACATCTATGAAAAAGGTAAATATGATCCTTTTATAGATGAAGCACATTTTGTTGGTTTGCATGAACTAGCGACAGCATATTTTAAACATCATGGCTGCAAAATTATTACTGCCGAAGGTGAAGATCTAGACACTGCATTAGGGAAGGCAATCGCATGAACGAAGCACAATTGATTCTTGACACTGCTGCTATTGGGATTAGCGTCTATACGCTTATTCGATTGTTTGAAACAAAAACCGATATATCCTTTTTTAAGGCTGCTTTGTCTGAACAAACCCTTAAACGACAGGATCTAGAAAAGGACATTGAGCAAATCATCCAATTCCAAAAAGAGATGAATGAAGTTGAAGGCATGAAGCCAGGAGTTTATCTGCCTAAGAAAAATGAAACCACCGGCGAGGTTGATTATGTTCCAGCTATAGACGCTAAGGAATGGCAAGATATAATAAATTCTTGACGAGTCGCGCCAAGGTAAGACATGGCTAAACGCCCCAAAGAAATTAAATTTACTTTAGATGAGTATTCCAAGTATCAAAATCTTGAAACTTGGGAACAGGACAGAGACGAAGAAAATGACTTTGCTAACGAGAAAGAGTGGGAAGGTTACTGGGTAAAGACTTTAAATGAGTGGTGGAGACAATACTCAACTGAGTATAAGGCAATTACTAAACAGTGGGATGACGCTGTTACGTACATCGAAAATGTCCCTGCTCAGTCTTTTGACATCTTCGTTCCTGACGTCGCTATCGCTAATGAGCGTATCCCATTTGCTCTTGTGTCCGTCATGGAGCAAATCGCTAATATATTCTCTAACTATCCTCAGCCTGCTTTTGTAAGCCCTAATGACGCTGAAGATCAATACGCTGCCGCTTTAAATCAATTCGCTCAAATGGAACTTAAGGCTAATGCCTTTAATTCCCTCATGTTTGACGCCGGGGTAGATGTAGGCATCTGCTCTGTCGGTATCCTTAAACTCTATGTCGATACTGATGAAGTTGGTCCTTATGGAGACCCCGGCAAGATAGTTATCCAAAAGCTAGACCCAAGCAATGTCGCCTTTGACCCTACCGCCAGACGACTTAATTGGGACGATTTGCGCTACATCATCCACGAAGAATACATGGATCTTGGCGAGGCAAGAAAGCAATACAAGAGCGCTCGCCACAAAATAGATAGCTATTTCCAAGAGACCGATAAAAATAAGCACGATGATGGCATGTACGGTTTCAACCTGACATCTCCTGTCCCTAATCCTATTGAAGGCAACCCCGGTATCCGTAATAAAGTCAAAATTATGGAAGCCTGGTTTAAAGACGACAGAGAAAAATTTGTCGCCGACATAGAGATTGTTGACAATAGTCAGTTTAAAAAGGACAGCTTTGGGGTTGAGACTCCAAACCCAGATTATGACCCTGATAAACCTGAGTCCTATACAGCTCCAAAGCTGGATGAAGACGGGTTCGTGGTTGGCTCCTGGGTGCCCGCTTACCCTCACGGCAGATGTATTGTTCTAGCTGGGGGAAAGTCAGTTGTACAGAGTTTTGCCAATCCGTATTGGCATAAACGTGCCCCCTTTGTCTTTTTACGTGGTCGTCCATCTAAGCGCCTCATAACTACTGGTGACTTAATGAATATAATACGGATAGACAAAAAGCTCAATGATATATATCAAAGAATACATATAATGGCACAAGCGGAAATAGAGCGTCCAATGATAGCCGAAGTCAATACCTTTAGAACCCCTAGAGCTTGGTTCAAGATGTCTGGGCAGGCAAGCGCTGTCATTGTCAAAAACCCCGGCAGGGAATTTGGGCGTATGCCCTTTATGGAAATCCCTCAATTTGTCTTCCTCTATATCCAGAAACTAGAGCAAGCGATGGATAAGTGTATGGCTGTAGCCGGTGTCATGCAAGGCAAAATAGCTGAAGGTGCCCAACTCTCAGCCGAAGCTATGCAGTCTATTCAAGGCATGGCAACAGCCGTACTTAAAATGAAAGCCGAGCTAATAGCCGAAGGCATGAAAGAACTTGGCTATCAACTCATGTGGCTCATTAGAGAGACTTACCCTCAAGATATTAAAGTAACTATCACCATGCCTGATGGCACTAAAAAAGAAGTTAATTGGAATGACGATGACGCTGCTAATGATTATCTAGTAGATATTGATTCGGCTTCTGGACTATCGGGCGGGCATCAAGCTAACTTCATGCAGACTCTACAAATGTACCGTGAAAATCTCATTGACCAACAAGCAGCTCTACAAGCCCTGCGCTATGGCAATTGGGCAGCCATTGTTAATCGCATGAAGCAAGAGAAGGGCGAAAGAATTGTCTCTAGTGCTGCTGGACGCGCTATGGGTGTTGAAATTAAACACGCAGAGAAGCTCGATGGTAAAGCGGGAAGAACAGAGAAGTTATGACACCGGGATTCTTTCTCTGTTTCGCTTAAACCAGTCTTCGTCAGCGGCATTATTTATCAAAGTCTTAGTGACATCAGTGTTTTTAAATACATTGCCTTTGTCTTTAGCAGACTTGGCATAAACAGCGCACTCCTGTACCCATTTAGGTAAACCCTCGTCAATAGGGCGTTCCCGCCATTCTTTAGCGGCTAATCGGCTAACGTGATATATGTATGCACTTCTCAAAGACAAGGCGTCAATTTTCTCCCAAGTCAATTTGCAGACACTCTGCCACCATTCCTTGCAATCAGATATAGTGGTATAGTTCTTCAGGATGTCAACCCACTCTTGCGGAGTGCCTTGGGAAAAATCTTCTTGCATGACTACATATAGTAACGCTGCACCACAACAAGTTCAAATTAATAGCCAGATATGTTTTGGCTTGAGCCAAAATAATAATACCGTTCTGCAAAATTATATTGAACCAAATACTACTACTGCTCTATTTCAAGCAACTTTAGTAGTAGTGGTTACTGCTAATACTACAAATAATACGTATAACTTAGCGACACTATTCCCGGTGGCTAATACACCCATCTTGTGGGGTATGGAAGATATATCTAGTCCAGGGCAACAAGTTAATTGGGGATTGGCAAGCGGGGGACAAAGATTTAATATGGCACCTAACGGTTACTTCGTTTGTCGGGTAGCTGGTGGGGCTCCAACTTTATATATAGACAATCCCAGTATGTCAGTAAATGCTTTAATACAACTATTCGTCATCTCTAACTAAAGGAAGGAAAAACAAATGGCAGTAACATTACCTCTTAGAAGTCTTATGCCCGGACCTGGCAATACTGCCGGAGTAGATGGCGGCGCAGTTAGTGGAATCTCAGAAGTTATCGCTGGCAGCTTACAGGGCAGCGCTTTAGCTAATGGCACAATTACTGGTACTCAAATAGCAGCTAACACAATTACTAGCTCTAATGTGGCAACTAACCTGATTCAATTAGCAAGCGTTACTTTAACTCCTACTCAAATCAAGACTTTATACAGCGCTCCTACTCAAATCATTGCTGCTCCTGGAACAGGCAAAAGTATTGTTCTTGTTCAAGCGCTTGCTCGGTTTGCTTACACTACTCCTCAATACACTGCTGGTGGTGCTGTGCAATTACAGTACGACAACACTGTTCACGCTGGGGGCACAACGCCATTAACCACGCTAGCTGCTGCTGTAGTTAATGCTGCTGCAAGCTCAGA